AGTTATGTAATGAAGTCTGGATTGACAATATTGTATTACAGCACACAGTTTTAAGGAACCACAGTTTTCTATTACTTGAGATCTAAGAGTCGCAGCAGTGTATAGTCTATCTTCCATTTTAGGATTAACATGTATTTGACAAGAAGCAACCACAAATTTTATTAATGGCATTATTAATGTGTTTCTCATCATCCAAATAGAATTAAATTCTTCAATGGCCCAATAAACTCCTTCTGTACTCTTTTCTTTACTCTGTTTTGAACAAATATATTTATAAAAATTCCTTTTGAGATACACCAATGATAAAAACAAAGTATTTATGCTATTTCTATGTCTTTCATTATCAAATTTTGTTGATAATATGACTGAAGAATCATCTGATGAGACTTTTGTTGTAATAACTATGTTATTACCATCTGGTAAACTTTTATTAATGACTAGTTGCGAATATTTCTGCCATAATAGTAAAAAAGAAGAATGAATCAAGCTGCTCGTGTAATGGAATATGCCTTGCATCATGTTTGATTTATTTGTGAGAGAAATTCTTTTAGGAGTTATCAAATTTTCATCACTTGTTTGACCTAAGAATTGACTTTTAAGTAGTTTTATGCTCTCAGAGAAAGAATCTATCTCTGGTTTATTCATGAATAAATCTAATAAAGATTTTGGTAATTCAAGTTTTTTATTTGTGCAATGATTTAAAACATTACATATGGGTATTGCTAAATCATCATCAAATAAGTTACAAATAAAGCAACCAAACATGTTCATTATAAATCTCTGAGCCCAAGTTGTAGCATCATCAGAACTACTAACTGTAGTAGAGTAATTTCCCTTTAATTTGTTGACTTTATTAAAATGAATGTCATTTTTTGTTATCTTTTGATCACCTTTTGTCAACATTTCATTTGGAATTTCCTTATTGACAGTTCTGGAAACAGATTCACAAAAGTTTACTAAAATTCTACTTTGAATATTTAAAACAAAAATTTCTCTAGTTCCTCCTATTTGAAGTTTTTTAAATAAGTTAGCTAATAATCCTCCATCTTTCTTAACCATTTCTTCTATTAGATGAATATTAGTCATTATTTTTGGGTTAATTCCTTTATTTAACAAAGAAAAAATTCCTTCAGTTGTTCGAATTCGTTTATTCATTTTGAGCTCTTTGTCATAAATTGAATTTGGATGAACATCATGTGCTGATGCTTTCATGGTAGCAAATTCTAATATGTCTTTACGTGCTAGATCTTCAAATATTTTATCCTTTATCCAGTTCATTTCACCATTTCCTTTCTTTTTGAGGAATTCTTTCATTGTTCTTGCCATCTCTGCCACAAAAGATGGAGAGAATTCATGAGATTTGTATTCATGATCAATTTCTGGTTCTTGCAATCCAAAGTTTTTTGTATCACATTCTTTTAATTTATTTTCCTCTGTTATGATTTTGTCAAAAATCTTCAAATATCCTGCTGTTTGATTCCCTTCTTCTTTGTTATGTAAAACTCCTAAATAAGACAAATTCAATGCAATTTCAAATTTATTTATTATTCTCAATGTTATCCATGAAATTAAATTTTGATCATGATCTTGAGTGTGTTCTTCAGACAATTCTGATTCTTCTCTAAGACCAAAAACTGGCGGTTTTATTATCATCATTCTAAAAGCATTTATGAAATTTTTGTAATACCAACATAACAATCTTGATCTTGGTCGTTTGTTGAATTTTGATAATATTTTGAATGGTTGCAATGATCTATCAGGTCCTTTCACCATTTCCATATAGGCATACCTTATTAGTTGTAAATCAGTGCTGGTGCTTTCTTTATCTTCTAAATAAATAAGGCAAGATGCTAAAAAATGTTCACTAACGTCTTCATTATATTTTGTGAAGAAATTTTTTGGTAAAATATTGAATTGCTGACACCAAAATGCTAACAAACAACACATTCTTTCTGGAGCAGCAATTTGATGGGACAATCTGTTCACATCCATACTAACAAAGTCAGTTATTGACCAACCATCCTCAATGTATTTGAAAGATTTAAATGGTTTGCCAAATAATTTTGCATTTTTTGTTGCTATGGAGAAAAATATTTGCTCATTGGCTTTAGTTGGTTTGATCAAAATCGCAGTGTTTATTACAGGCAAATACTTGAAAACAAATTCATGTTTATTGCAATTTTGTAATCGAGAAATGTTTACCTCAGTAAGAATTAATTGTAACACAGAAAGACTATGTCCTAACTGAGTTTTGAAAAACAAATCACAAAATTGCAAAAAATCATCTGATTCAACAGGATTAGCAATTTTCGTTAATCTCCTCGTTTGATAAGAAAGGAAATTTTTAAAATCCATTGGCACAAGCAATTCTTTATTTGTTATAAAATTTTGTATGTCATCAGTGGCGACATTAATAGAGAAGGGTTCTTGTGATTTTTTCCTATTTTGAACAACTTCTGGTTCATTTTTTAATGTTTTTGCTTCAACACCTGAAAAAGCAAGATCTAACCAATCTTGCTTTGAAATTTCTGCTTGCACTCGAAAGTGTTTTCTTTTCCTGTATTTGTTTTTTGCATCATCAATGACTGGACCCTCTAGTGCTATCTTCAGATGTTCTTCAATGTCTTCATTCTTCCACCTTTCAGGGTTAGAATGATAACTAATTAATATGGACTTCCACAGATTGAAAATAGGCTCATTACAATTCATGAAGTGTAGTTCAAACGGATCATGAGTTTCAGTTGTGTCTGGTATAAAGAAAGGCAACTGCACTGGTGATTTCATATCCAGTCTACCTTCTTGCAAATTTGAAGTAAATGACTCAATTGATTTTTCAGCAATTTTTAAATCAGAAATGTCATTTTCTCTTA